AAAAATATTTAGAATATTGCCGTTTATATGAGGAATCATATATACTATTACAGGTCAAAAACGGGAAAATCAAAATTGACAATCCCGTGCTAAATTCAGAAATTAAAGAATCTGAACCAGTGTAGAGCGTAGAGATTGAACCTGAGAAATCAGAATAAAATATCTCCAAGAGTGACCTGCATCCCAACTGAAATAAGTGGATGAAAAGGTACGCCGAACTTATAAGAAATTATAAGAAGTTAAGATAAAAAGCTTAACGATAACAAATTGAAATCCAGTTTTATTTTGTACTCGTTTGTCTATCGCCCTTTAATGGAACATTTAAATGATGATGATTTTTATGTTTCTTATTTCTCTTTAGAGATGCCTGCTACTGTAGTATTTGGAAAATTACTTTCTACTTATATATTTGAAACCTATGGTAAAAGACTTTCTATAACTGAAATTCTTTCTAGAAAGAAAGGATATATTCTTAATGATAAAAATTATGAATTAGTTAAAGGATGTACTGATTGGTTGAATAAGATAGAAAGTAAAATTCATGTTTATGATAAATCTTTAAATGCGGATAAACTTTATGCTATTTTAATGCAAAAGTTAGAAAAATTTGGAGAATTTGAAGAGACCGAAAATAGAAAAATTTATAAACCACATAATCCGGATCTTCTTTATGAGGTTGTTATAGATCACGTAGGACTTCTAAAGCCATCTAATGGTCATAATAAAAAAGGAGAAATGGATACTATGGTAGCATATTTAGTTACTTTAAGAAATATGTGTGGTATATCTCCAGTTTTAATCCAACAAATTAATCGAGACCAAAGTAATATTGAGAGATTTAAAGCCGGACGTACTGGAATACAAATTTCAGACATGAAGGAAACTGGGGATACTACTGATGCTGCTGAAGTAATTATAGCATTATATGGTCCAAATAGAGATAAACTTAACACTTATAGAGGTTATGATATTAAAAAGTTAGGTGACCATGTGCGTATAATTCAGATATTAAAAACCAGATTCGGTAGTGCAGACATAGAAATTGGAGTTAACTATCATGGGGATGTAAATGAATGGCACGAATTACCCCTTCCTAACGAAATTTATGATTATAATAAATATTTAACACCTGATTATATATTAGAAAAAGATGTAGATGAAGAAAAACATGAAGTAGATAATTCAAGCAAAAATGAATTTAAACTAATTTTATAATGGCTTGTCAAACATTGTGTATTTATGGTGAAAGTGGTCACGGAAAAACAACTAGTCTTCGTAACTTAAATCCAGAAACAACTTTTATTATTTCAACTACAGGTAAACCTCTACCTTTTAGAGGTTGGAAAAAGAAGTATATTCCCTTTAAGATTGATAAGGAAACTAAAGAAATTACTGGAAACTATTATGTAAGTTCTAATTGGGAAGCTATACTTAAGATTCTTAAGATAGTAAATTCAAAACTACCTAATATTACTACTATAGTAGTCGATGATTTTCAATATGTGCTAAGTTATGAATTTGTCGATCGTGCAACTGAAGTTGGATACCAAAAGTTCTCAGAATTAGCACAACATGCAATGGAAATTCTCAGATATGCTGAACAAATGAGAGAAGATTGTACAATGTGTTTTTTAACTCATTGTGAAAACACTGGAACTGAGATTGATCCTAAGTATGTTATTAAAACCATTGGAAAACTTCTTTCCGAAAAAGTAACTCTTGAAGGATTATTTACTTATATTTTCTTTGCAAAGACAGAGGAAGGTGATGATGGAAGGATGCAATATAAATTAGTTACTAATAATGATGGAAAATGTCTTGCAAAAACTCCAATGGGAATGTTTGAGGAATTAGAAATTGATAACGACTTAAACGAGATACTTAAAGTAATTAAAGAATATAACGAGGAATAATGTTAGAAATTCAATCATCTAAAATTGTTTTAACTCTTGTCGATACTGAAACAGGAGAACTTTTTACAAAGGAAGCAACCTTTGGAGATTTTAAAGAAGTAACTAAGAAAGCTACCACAACTCGTACAAGGAAAGTTAAGGATGATGGTGATCCTACACCTAAAATTACTCTTCTTGAAGGTAAGTGGCAAATGAATCATGCTTGTGTGGAACTTACAGGATTTGAGCCCGAAATGAAGCTTGAGATTAAGTTTGAAAAGAAGGGCAAAATCACAACTCCAATTCTTTGTGAAGATGAAAAGAGTGGAAATAGACTCACAAAAACTTATACAGTGAGTTGTAGGGGTTCGCGTCACGATAATCTTGCAGAATATGGAGACACATTTGAAGTAACTCCGTATGAAGGAAAAGAAGGATATTTCAAACTTAAAGGAAATATTGAAAAGGAATCAGATATTGTAGAGATTCCAGAAGAAATATCTGATCCAGAAGACGATGATTTAAATATTACCGATGATTCTGGAGTTGATATGTCAGATTTCGACTTAGAACTTTAATAATTATTTCTTAGTAGATAGTTTTATAAAAATAGATATTATTTTTTATTATTTTTTAATTTTATAAATCTATGAATTTTAACTTTAATTCAATTGCCGAGCAAAATTATGCCTCTAGTACAGGTTCTTATCTTCGTCCTTATGATATTTATACAGTAAATCTTACTAAAATTGAAAAAACAGAACTTAAAGGCTCAAAGGATCCTAATGCTGTTTATCCTATTGTAGCATTGGAATTTACGGGAACTGGAGAGAATAAGGGAGTGTTCACTACTAATTTGTTTATTCCAACTTCTGAACAAGATATGGAACGTCCTACATATCAAAATAATGAAGGACATGAATATCAAAGACCTTCTCGTTTTGAGAATTTCCAATTTACTTTAATGCAGATTGTTCATGCAATTAATCCTGTTGGAGAAGAGAAGATTAAAGCAAATGCTTCTAAAATTAAAACTATAGACCAATTTATTGATTTGGTTGTTAAAGCACTTGCTGGAAAAAGTAATGTGGAGACTAAGTTGAAATTGGTTGGTCGTAATAGCAACGGAACAGTATATGCTGCTCTTCCTAATGCTTGTGGACTTAATAAGGCTGGAGAAGTATTTCCTGTAAACTTTATTGGAGATAATCTGTTCTTCACTAATTATGAACTTACTCAACAAAAGAATTATCAAAATGCTAAACCTACTAATATGGATAAAGTTGAAAATAATCCAGATGAAAAAGGTGAGGAATTTGATTTAGATGGACTAGAACTTTAATAAATAATATAGACTCTTATGGAATTTATATCGTTACAACCAAAAATTACTAAAGACTTTATACTTTCCAAAGTAAATCAAGAGTCTATAATACAATATTATACAGGAGCTGATGTGAATAGTAAAAAACTATTCCTCAGCCCTTTACGTAAAGATAATCATGTAACTTGTTCAATATATAAGTCCAAATCTGGAATTCTTTATATACATGATTTTGCAACTAATGAACATATTGATTGTTGGAATCTTGTAATGAGGCTTTATGATTGTAATTATTATGAAGCTCTTAAAATAATAGCACAAGATTTTAATTTAGTTACAACTACTTTTGCTAAAACTAGTTCACCAAAAATTGTAGAATCATTAAAAGAAACAGAATCTGCTAAGATACAGGTTCAAATTAAAGATTTTACAACCAAAGAATTAGAATGGTGGAAATCTTTTGGAATTAGTAAAAAAACTCTTAAGAAATATCATGTATTTTCTTTACAGTATGTATTTTTAAATGGAGAATTAAAATTTACTTCTTCTGAACAATGTCCTATTTATGGTTATTATTTTGGTAAGGATAAAAATTCTGAAGAAAAATGGAAAATTTATTTTCCAATGCGAGATTCCTTTAGATTTCTTAATAATATTAATAAGAAAACTCTTCAAGGATATAAACAGCTTCCAAAAACTGAAGATTTACTAGTTTGTACAAAAAGTATGAAAGATGTAATGGCTATGTATGAATTTAATATTCCTGCTGTAGCTACTAATAGTGAAACACTATTTATCAGTGATAAGCAATTAGAAGAATTTAAGCAACGTTTTAAACATATATTAGTGTTTTATGACAACGACAGGCCAGGAAAATATAATATGGCAAAGATTAGACGAGAACATCCTGAACTCAACTATTATTTCTTGCCCGGACATCTCTCCAAAGACTTTACTGATACAATCAGACAAGTAGGAGTTGATAAAATGAAAGAATTAGTAAATCAATTTATGTCTAATTATAAATTTAAGTAATCATGAAAATTAGTGAAATGATACAAGAACTCCAAGAAATTCTAAGTGTTGATGGAGATTTAGAAATTTATGAAGAAACTCTTGATGGAGGAGAAAATACTGGATTATGGTATTCTGTAGATCCAGTAGTACGTTGTAAAAATGAAGTACAAATACGTACTGGTTATGATTTTCTTCCTAATAAATTTGTAAGTTTAGAGTAATATGAAAGTTTACATAGCTAAAGATTGGACAGGTTCTAAAGTATTTGCAGAACCTCCAGTTCTTATGAAATGTGGAGGTATGCCAGATATTTGGAGTGGCCATAGATTGCCATTTATCATTGATGGATCTTTTGCAGAAAATGAAATTCCAAGAGGAAAGTATTTAGAAAGAAATATTTGGTGGTCAATAGTAAATATTATAAAATGAAAAAAATAAAGAATTTTGATTTTACTGGAACTAGTTATCATGGAGATTCTATAAAAGCAAGTTTCTTCCAATTAACTCATTTATTTGGATTACCTTCTATTAATAATTGTGAAAGTAAAGTAAACTATGAATGGGAATTACAAACAGAGAATGGAATTCCATTTACTTTATATGATTGGAAATATTACAGACCATTATTAATTGAAGAAACAATAGAATGGCACATTGGAACAGATACTAAAGAACATAGTAAGATAATTAAGCAAGAACTTGATATGTTATTAAAATGAAAAAGTAGCTAAATACAGCAGTAAAAATAACAATGAAAGGAGGACAGTCTAGTGTTTATGAAAACATAGAAACCGCTAGCATGATGACTGGATTGTCTATACAAACATTAAAAATAAGAGCTAATAAAAATAGTATTCCAAAAGATGGGATACAAGTAGAGTGGGTAGATCCACATACTAAAAAACATTATACGGCCAAAAGGTCTAAACAAAAAGGAAGTGCATTTGAACTTGATGTGATACATAAGCTTAATGAAATAGGCTATAACACAGTTAGTTCAAGGTCAAATAGTAAAAATTTAGATAATATGAAGATAGATGTTGATGATTTAGAGGGGAGTTTACCTTGTTATCTTCAAATGAAAGCAACACAATCTACTCCTTCATATTTTAAAATAGCAGAAGAGTGTCCTTTAAAAGATAAACCTTTTGTAGTTTGTTGGAAAAAACAAGATAAAGATGGAGGACAATCTCCAGGCACAATTTTTATTGCTCCAATTGAGATGTTATACGATTATTTAAGTTTAAAATTAAAGAATGCTTAATAAATATGTTTATGCCGAGTCTACACAAGACTATTGGCCTGAAATTAAAACTATTTCTGCAAAATCTTATTATGATGCTGTAGAAAGACTAATAATGCAATATGGTGACCAATTAGAAGATGATAAAATTCTTAATACCATTGAAGATTTAGACCAACTAAAAGAATATCTAAATAATAATTATTCCATTGCATTATCAGATTTAGAAGACTATGAAGAATTATGATAAAATTAAGAGAACATCTAAGAATTTCACTTGATATAGATGGAGTATTAGCTGATTTTGAAACTGCATATCTCAAAAGATTTAAAAAATGGCCCAACTATGATTGGGCCATTACTCGTAATGTAGCTAATATACTCATCCATGAAAGAGATTTTTGGTTAAATCTTCCAGTATTAAATAAAATAGAATTTACTCCTCGTATGTTTTGTAGTGCTAGGGTAAATCCAAAAAGATGGACAAAACAATATCTCAGAGACCATAATTTTCCAGAAGCTCCTTTATTCCAAGTTCCTGGATATAAATTAAGTAAAGCTAAAACTCTTAAAGGAAGATGTGATGTTCATATAGAAGACAGTATAAAGAATTTTTTAGACCTTAATAGTAAAGGAATTCCCTGTCTTTTATATAATACTAAAACTAATGAAAATCTTGGCCCTATATTAAGGATATATTCTTTAGATGAAGACGAGATAACAGATGCATACTGGATTGGAAGAGAAGCAGGTGTATTTGATGACTTTAATAAATATTTTAACTATGATAATTAGTGGATTTTGGGGATTTGCTACTATAGCAATTATTGTAGCTGGATTCGTATATTATACATATATGAAGTATAAAAGGTGACTATGGAAATTGATAATGAATTAATTAAACAGATTAAGATTACTCCTTTGTTAGATACACTTAAACTAGAGGATATTGATGATGATACTTATTTTAAACAATATTCTAAAGATTATATTTCAAATTCTCGATTAGGTGTATTAAAGAAGGATGGAGTAAAAGCATTCTTTGAAGGAATTCCACAAGTTTACAATCCAAGTTTTGAGACAGGTACATTAATTCATGAAAATGTATTAGAACCTGATAAGTATGAAGTAATTGAGGGAGTATTTAAACCTACTGCAAAAGCTGGGTTAATGGCAGAAGCTCTTTACAGACCAGATGGAACGACTCCAACTGATGATGAAATTAAATCTCAATCTTATATAATTGGATATTATAAAGATAAACTTACTTCTAATAGACTTAAAGAATTTAGAGATAAAGCTGAACCTTATTGGAGAGATAGATTTATTTATGAACAAAATAATCCAATAGGAGATAAAAAACGAATCTATACTGATGAAAAGAATTTTGAATTATTAACTAATTGTTTAAGAACATTAGGAGAAAATAAAGATATTCAAAAACTTCTTCATCCGACTGGAATTGTAGAAGAACCAATAGTTGGAAATGAAAGAACTATTTTGATGGATATTGAAATGAAAATTCCTGATCATGAATCTAGAATTTATCATTTAAAAGCTAAATTGGATAATTTTAGTATAGATACTGAAGAGAATGTTATAACTGTTAATGATTTAAAGACTACAAGTAGGCCTGCTGTTCAGTTTGATCCTACATTCTTTTCATACCAACGTGAAATTGCTTTCTATAGTTATCTTCTTAAACAAGTAGTAAAGAAGTATTATAATATTGAAAATCCAACTATTAAGGGCAATTTTTTAGTAGTATCAACAATTCCAGAATATAATACACTTGTATATCCTATGACTCCTAAACTATTTAAGAGTGGAATGATGGAAGTGTCTTATTTGTTGAAAACAGTAGCTTATTTTAATCAAACTAAAGGATATGAATTTTGAAGAACTTAGAAGATTCTATTCTGAACATTATAGTTTAGGTTATCTAAATCTTACAGAATCTGATGGACATTCTCCTTTTGAAAGAAAGCTAATTCTAATTTCTTTAATAAATTATCTATATGATAAAAATAAAGCTAAGAATCCAGATTTAACTTATTATTCTTTAATATATAAGCTAAGTAAAAATTTAGGGTTACCTGAAAATTATATAAAAGGGTTAGCAATAGTCTGTGAAGATTTTGCTTATGGAAATAGTGGGAACTTTCCAACTTTTGGTTTAGAAGGTAAAAAAATTTTAGGAGAAATACAAAAAATTCTTTCTACTTATATGCCATTTTAAACCAAAATAAATTTTTAATGTAAAAATATGTTAAATTAATATGACATAAATGTTTAGATAATAAATTAGATTACATTCAAGTTAAGAATGTGAGTAGATAGTTCATATTTAAATTAGATAATTTTTTATGGGAAAGGAAAACTTTCTAAATGTATTAATGTAAAAATTTTATTTATTATGAACGACGTTCAAACTTATTTTAAGAAATTTGAAACTATTGGAGTAACCAAAGATGCTGCTATGAAGGATTCTGGTCTTAATCTTCGTGTTGATGCAACCCAGGCATATAAGAAGTGGGCAAAAGAAAATACTACAAACGAAGATAATGTAAAGGAGTGGATGAAGGATTATTTGAAGAAGAAGAAGCTTACTATGCCTAATGATGGAGCTTATATTGTTCTGCAAAGTGCAGTTGCTGATTCTCGTGAGCGTCCCTATAAGGTAGAGAAGCCTAAGTATGATGCTCGTACTCATAGTCCTGAGAAATTCTATATTCTTCGTGATATGACTGGTAATGAAGTAGGTCGTACAAAGACTTCTAAAGAAGCAGAGCAGGCAGCTAAAGAATATGTAACAGATTATAAGGAGTCTGTAACTATTAATATTGAGTGGGTTGCCAAGGAGAAGAATTCTTTGTATGCTTCTGTTAAGTATACTCCTTCTAAGGGTAGTCAGCCTTGTAAGCTGCTTGTATTCGGATATCCTACCCTTAGCTGATTTCAGATTTTTAAAACTCTATATGCAAATAGCTGAATGAAGAAATTCATTCAGCTATTTTTTATTTTAACACATTTGTAAAACATTGAAAAATGAATAAAATAAGTGAAAAGAAAATTAAGGAAATTATTGAAGACTTGAGAAAGTATAAATCTTTAAACAATAAGAAACATAAAGCTAATTATTATTATCAAGCTAGACAGAATATTATAGATTCGGAACATCCTATTGAATTAATTAAAGAATTTTTAGAAGAATATTCTAAATGTAAAAAGCAAATTAATACAACAAAAGAATCAGTTGAAACTGATGATAGAGCTGTTACTAATGTAGAGAGAAACGAAGAAGGCCAAATTCAATTCTATACTTTTGAAATATTTAGAAAGGATAGTCCTACTTTTAGAGGAAAGTTGGATAGAAAAGAAATGGAGACAATTTTCTCTCTTTATTCAATATATGGCCAGAATTTAACACAGAAAATTGTATCTCGTAATTTTCCTGAATATACATTTGTAGAATTTAAAAGGATTTTAAGAGCATTCAATGTTTATAAAGCTTCTGCTCCTTTTCCACAACATTTACTCGAAGAGTTAAGTGAAGAAGAACTTTATCAAAGAACATTAAGAGATAAAGAAAATAATATAACCCGTAGGTTAGAGAAGGATGAACTTAAAGAAGCTAATAAACTTATTAATAAATTAGTTAAAGAAAATCTAGAACTTAAGAAAAACACTGGAGATTTCCATTTTATTGAAGATGTGGAAATTAAACCATGGAGAATTAAAGAGAAATATACTACCAACAAATCATTAATGCTTCATCTTAGTGATATTCATATTGGAAGTTGTTTAACTAGTGGTAGTCTTTTTGAAAATAATTGGAATGAAGAAGAACTAGAAAGGAGACTTGACAGAATTGTTGATTTAATTGGAGATAATTTTGGAACTCTCGATACAATTGTACTTAATATGCTTGGAGATTATCTAGATGGAATGGATAATCAAACAGCTAGAAGAGATCATTTTATGCCACAAAATATGGATAACAGAGAGCAGTTTAATGTATTTATTAGACAAATGTTATCTTTTATTGGACAACTTTCTCACTATTGCAGTAAATTAATTATTTATGCAGTTCCAGAAGGAAATCATGATGGTTCTGCTGGATATATGGCAATTAAAGCATTGGAGTATGCAGCAAAAAGAAAATTTCCTGATATAGAATTTACTGTATTTGAAAAATTCTTTGGCTATTATAAGTTTAATAATGAAACATTCCTTATAATGCATGGAAAAGATTCTGCATATATGAAGAAACCCCTACCCTTAAACTTAAATTCTGATTCTAGTAACCTTATAAGAGATTGGTTGGATAGAGAAGGTTTACATGAAGAGCATATTCACATAATTAAGGGGGATTTACACTCTAATAATCTTAATGCTTGTAGAAAATTTGATTATAGAAATGTATTAAGTTTGTTTGGTGAAAGTGATTATTCACAGTACAATTATCAATCGAATGGATATGGAATCTCTTACGATTTATTTATAGAAAATATTAGAACTATAGGAACTTTTGAAAATTTCTAAAATGAATAAATCAGACGAAATATTAGAAAGATGTTTTAAATGTAAAAGCTTTCAAGAAGACGATTGCGGAATTTATTTTATGATGGCGCTTTGGCAAAAAGAATGTAAGTTTTTTAAAAATATGAAAACAAAGTATCAACAATATCTTGAAAAGTGTGAAATAGTAGACGAAGATTCTTTTAATAAAGTAATTAATAGTTTTCCTGAATTTGATATGGAAAATGTAGATATAGAAGCAGTAATTGACACCGATGAGCTTTGCAAAGCCATTATAAATTCTATTTTAAATGATTGGAGATATGCTTATTGTGATGAAGCAAACTTTAATAGTAAAACATTTGATTTAGAAGATGTAGAATCTTTAGATGATTTAGAAGAAATTAATAAGTATTTTTTAGAGAAATCTAATTGGACTATCCAAAATTACAGAGAGTTAAAAGAAGGTTTAGAAGAAAAGATTAAAACAGATAAAGAAAAAAAAATAAAGAAAGAAATAGAACGTCTTCTAAATATAATTAAATATAATGCTACTACAGAAGAATTAGCACAAATAATAGAAGAATATGGTTACAAAAAGTGAAATTTTATCTGAAGCTGTAGATAAATGTATGAAAGAATTATATTCTTATGCAGTTCCGCATATAGAATGGGAAGATTTTATAAAAGAAAATAAAGAATATAAAGATGGCCCAGAACCATATGAATTTTATTATCTTCCTGAAGAAATAATAAAAAATATATGTGATTCATATATATATGCTTATAGACTTGATGGACAACAAGAACTTCTTAATACAATAGAAATTCTTAAAAACTATTGTAAAAAACCTATTATTGAAAGATATATAGAAGGAGAAAATGGAGATCCTGGTTATAGAGTATATGATAATTCTGATAATTTAGAAAAAGAAATTGAGGATATATTATTTAAATCAATATATGAATATGATTTGGCTGATTTAATAGAGAGTGACCCAAAATATAAAGATATTGAAGAATATCCAGAAAGTGAACGAAAATATCCAAAAAATGAACGAAAATATGTTGCTGAAAAGTTACAAACAAAATTCTTTGAATTTCTTGATATGGCTGGAAAATTCTATAAATGGAATGGGGAATTAAATAGTTTTAATGCCTCTGTATATTTAGGAGCAAGTCCATGTTCTAATAAAAATACAGTTATAGAAAATTGGAAGAAATATAGAAATAAAGATATTGAAATTGATGAAGAACAAATTAAAAAAGAGTATTATGGAGAAGACTAATTGGATTGAAAAAATCAAAGAAGCTGTTCGTGTTGCAATGAATAAAGGATTAGATATTAAGAAAAATAGTGGAAATTTTCCATATACTATTGCAATAGGAAATCAAATTTATATTTATATTTTTAAGGGTGGAATAAGTATAAGTACCTCAAAAGGATATATTCGCATTGACCATTCTATTACAGAGAGAGAACAATTAGAAATACAAGCATTACAGCTTTCTATCAAAGAATATAATGAAGATATGGCTATTTCTGAATTTGAAGAATTTATTTCTGATAAAAAAGAAAAAATAACTAACATTAATGATTTAGATAACGAAGACGATTAATTATGGCAGTAATTCAATTAAATGAACTTCTAGCAGGTAGAGCTACTAGAATTAAAAACAGAGAATATTTTCCAACTGCTGCTTATGTAGAACCGTTTTTGGAAAGAGTACAAAGGCTTACCTCTGAATTTAGAGTTCAAGTACAACTTCCAACTCAGATTACATATACAGCTGATGGAGATATTAATACAGAAGATATAACTTATAATAGAGTTCTTATTGAGGCTATTCTTCCAGATGAATATAAATTTAATAATGACCCTCATAAAGCTGTAATTGGAATGGTTTATGGAATTGATGTTCGTAAACCAGTTGTCAAATTCTTTAAAGGACAAGAAAGAATGTCTTGTACTAATCTCTGTGTATTTAGTCCTCAATTACTTGCTTGCCAAGATTTAGAATCTGAAACAGCTGTCGATTATAATCCTTTAAAAAGAATTATAGAGCAAACAGACGATACTGCTTCTTGGATGAAAAAACTTATTGAATCTGAGTTTAATTGCAATACACACAATATAAATGAATCTCTCGGACGTTGGATTAGAAACTGTATTAATTACAGTTTTGATAACCATTATGGGAAAGCTAAGTTAGCAGTTTCTACTCCTATTGATGCTTATAAATCACTATTTGAAAAAGAAGATAGTGAATATTATGCTGGAATTGATAGTGGGAATATAAGTATGTATCAAATATATAATGCATTTACTCAAGTACTTACTGATGGAATGAAAAAAGACCCGTTTAATATATTTGAAAAAACTTTATTACTTAAAGACATTCTTGATATATGACTTTAGTAAAAAATACAAGTTATTCATATATTAATATGGATACAATTGAATATATTTTTAAAGGCTTTGGGAATGGTTCCGAAACTATTATAAATCGTGCTCGTTGTGTTAGTGGAGAAATATATGACTTATCTGAAGAAGCATATAATACAATTTTAAAATATGGAAAGGCAGAAATTTAATAGGAAAATTATTTCGAAACTAACAGAACTGGTAGAAAAATATCCAGATTTAAGATTTGGGCAGCTTCTTGTTAATACTGATATTATAATTTATAGAAATGATTATGATGAAATGGTTGTAGAGGACCCATTTTACGAAGAGTCTGAATTAACTTGGAAAAGAATGAAAGATAATAAATTTGCTTTTAAAGAGCTTTATAACTAATATTTTGATATAAAAGGTTTAATAGATATATTTAATGTTCAGACTGTCTAAAATAAGTCAGATAATTAAATTATTTATTAAACCTTTATTATTTTTATATGACAGAACAAGAATGGTTAAGTGGAAACCAATTATCTATTGATATTTGGAATAATAAGTACAGATGGAATAATGAAACATTAGATGAGTGGTTTAAAAGAGTTAGTAGTGGAAATCCTGTAATTGAACGTCTTATTAAAGATAAGAAATTTTTATTCGGAGGACGTACTCTTTCTAATATTAATACCGATAAAAAAGGAAGTTTTAGTAATTGTTATTCTCATGGATTTGTAGAAGATTCATTAGATGATATTATGCAAACTGCTACTGATATTGCTAAAACTTTTAAGGTACAAGGAGGTCAAGGATTGTCACTCTCTAAAATTAGACCAAAAGGAGCTAAAATTGGGGGTCAATTTGAGTCTGATGGAATTGTTCCCTTTATGGAAATATTTAATAGAGTTACTGAAAGTATAAGTCAAGGTGGATGTATTTCTGAAAATGAATTAGTCCAAACTGATAGTGGATATAAACATATTAAAGATATTACATCTGAAGATAAAGTTTGGACTAAAATCGGATTTGTTCCAGTAATAGAACTATTAGATAAAGGAGAACAACAAGTAGTCAAAGTAACTACGAAAAAAGGCTATAGTATTAGTACTACCTTAGATCATAAG